CGACGAAGCCGAGCAGATGCCCGCCGACTACTGGCACGGCGAGATGAAGGCCGAGGCCGAGGCCGAGCGACAAGCAGACGCCGCCTACGAATTGGCCGCTGAGTTGGCTTACGGCGATTGGGAAGGTTGGGACTGAGCCCACCGCCGCACCGCTGACGCACCATTCCAGCCCAAGGCTGTCAACAACCAGCCCCCCGCCAAGGCGGGGGGTCGGTTCTCTCCCCGACTAACTGTCGGAAATTCACGACTAACTTTTGCTTTTTTTTCTCGGAAATATTTACGACTAACTGCTTTTTTTTCCGACTAACTAATAACGACTAACCAGCGTCACAAACGACTAACGGGGAGGGGCCGGTTAGTCGCGACTAACCGGGAATGTTACTTTCCATCCGGCGGCGGCTCCGGCGGTGTTGAAAATCACGCTCCGGAGGGGTCCGGCGAAATGCAAAAACGGCGAATTTCATGGTTTTGCGACTAACACTTCATATACCTGTGAAAGGTGCGAAGCACCATGGACCAAAATCCTAACACAACCGAACACCCCTTCGGCGGCGACGCTGAGGGAGACCACAACCAAGTCCGAGCAGGGCTATACGCTGCTCTCATGGAGGCCTTGATTCGCTTCCTTGCCACCGTTGAAGGTGTCACTGCTGATGCAAAGGCAACCCGCAGGGCAGCCCAATACCTCCGCAAGGACGCCTTCAAGATGAGCCGCCTCGTTGAGATGGTTCGCTTCGTCGGCATCAATGCGAAAACCGTCACCCAAGACATGCTGCTCTCAACGGGCCTCATGTCCTTCCGTGGCCTCATCGTGAACGGTCGCCCCTTCACCTTGAACACCATGGACCGCCTCGTGATGGTTGCCCTTGAGCAATCCTCCGCCTTCCGCCGTGCTGCTGCTGGCTGGATGGCCTTCCACCAGTGGGAAGCCACCGACTTGCGGACTCGCATGGAGATGGTCCGCAAGAGCGGACAGGAAGCACTTGAGGTTCCCGAAGGCATGACCGCACTTGACGAGACCTCCGCCGCTGCGTTCGGTTGGAAGGCTGGCGACTTCGTGCGCCATGTCGTGGTGTCGTCTCACCTCGTCATCCGTGAAGCGTTCGTGGCCCTCCGTGCCAAGTTGGACGGGTTGCCAATCGTTGGGGTTTCCAACATCAAGACCCTCAACGAGACAGGCACACAGGAACACCTCAACGCCTCCGAGGACATGCACCTCACCTTGAACCTCCATACCCTCATGGATTGGTTCGTGAGCCGTGTGTTCCCTACTCAGCGATACTGTGGCGAGTGCAAGGCCGCAGGGCGCAAGGCTGTGTTCGGAAACCAGCAGGTCGCCGCCGGTCAATGCTGCCCTCAGTGTGCGAACCCTGTGCGCTTCCTTGGACGCAACGGCAACACCGGACACCTGCCCCTCATCTCATCCGCCAAGGCTGGCTTGAAGGTGTATGGCGGCTGGCGAGTTGCCATGACCTCCTTCCGCATGCCGAAGCGTTCGTTCACCGCCTTGCTCCGTGCCTCTCAAGGTCGCATGCCCGTTGAGGATGCCCTCCACATGTTGATGACCCTGCCAGTGGATGCACGAGTGCAAAACGACGGTAAGACCGTGTGGATGAAGCACCGACTCGTCCCCGTCGTGTATGAGGTCGTTCACAGCACCGGAGGAGAACACCAACTCCTCCACGGCCTCGCCTTGGAGCCTATCCACTTGGGCGACCTGTGAGGACAGCGACAACACCACCACCCAGTCATTGACTGCGACAACGCCTCACCCACCGCCAAGGCGGGGGGTGGGGCCTTTTTTCGTTACCGCAAATTCCCGTTTCGATTCCTGCGGCCCCCGTCGAAATCCAGCATGCTCATAGAGGTGCTTAGAACGCCGCTCCTGCGCCTTCGCTGGTGCTTGGGCGGCATGGGTAGCACCGAAAAATTTGCGTGCCCGTGAGGGGCGTTTATCGGCTCGTTTTCGCCATGCCTACAAAAATCGAGCCCGCCACGCAAATCAACAGTGCTTAGCACCCCTAAAAATTCGCGACAAAATTTTTGAAAAGGGGCTTTATAAACTCAACGACGCCTTACGCTTCGGAAAAGACTTGAACCTTTTCTTTTGGCTCGTCCACCCGACCATTCTCCACGGGAGGATGACCGAGCATTCCAAGCCACGCCCGAATTTTGGTGGCTGAATTGGTCAACTGCGTGTGCCAAGGCCATCACCAAGTCGTTGTGTGGTCCAGTATCAACAATGTCTCCGCCTTTCCAAGCATGTGCTTCCAATTCCTCAAGCACTTGGTTAATGACTCGTCGTGTTGCGTCATCACCGTAGGGGAAAACAATCTTTCCTCTTTCAAACCAAACCCTCAATCGGTTCATCAAGGCTTGCTTCAATCCTTTGTTGCTGACCTTGCTTTGGCGGTAGTCCACGGAAATACCTTTTGCCTCTAAAAGACTTTGAAACAATCGTTGAAATCCGACATCCTCAGCCGCAAGTGGCGCACTATACTTCTTGCACCATTCACCAATCATGTCTGCTTGTCTATCGGGAGAGAAATCGTTACGATGCCAAACATTTGCCACAACCAATGAGCCATCGGATTCTTGTCTAACTGCTATCAATACAGAGTAATCCTTGCCCAACCCCTGTGATGGGTCAAACCCAACCACATATTTGCCTTCGCTACGCTTTTCTTTGTCAAACACCTGTTCCAAGTCCATGTTTGCACGCGTATATTTTCTTGGATAAACGGCAGCATCATCATTGATTACCTTACACAAAAATTCCTGTGCAAACTCCAAGTCCCCTGTCACCTTTTTTTGTTCTAAAAGAAAGTCAAGTGGGCGAAACTCCGGCCAAAGCGCATACAGATTTTCGGGGTTGTGTCTTTCCTCATCCCAATTGGGGATAGCAGACCATGTGCCGGTTTTCCATTCGGGATTGTCAAGCATTTCTGTGTGGTATAGGTCCATCATACTCATCGGTGTGCCGACGCAAAACAAAAACGAACCGGGGTCAAGCATAGGCATCACGACTTTACGCAACCAATGTCGCAATTGCTCGTTGTTCAACTCTTTCTTTGCATCAAGCAACACATCGTCAAGTGCTACCACGGCGGGATGGTCGCCACGAATCGCAGAGCCAACGGAGGAGCAGCGAATAACAGCCCCGTTGTTCAACCACAACTCACGCTTACCTCCCTTCTTTGGGTCAATGTAGCGTGCCAATTCTTTATGGGTTGTCAAGTCCTTCCTAATTTCAGCCAACCTACGGACTGCTGTATCTTGTGAAGCCGAAAACAGCCATATATCCATGGGTTTGCCATTAAACTTTTCAAACAGACACATGTGCAATAGTTTTACACCAAGAGTAGTTGATTTACTATGGCTTCTCGGTGCAATAATACAAACGCGATGAACATGCGCGCCTTTTCTGTCTGTGTAAATATCCATCCAGTCTCCGATATGCTTGCCCCAAGCATAACCGAGCCATCGGTAAAAATACGAAACATCGGTTCTTGCTCGTTCAAAGGCTAATGCTGATTTTATTTGAGACATTGGGCATCACGAACATATTAACAGGCATTTTCCAAAAAATATCAACCTTTAGAGACATACATTCACTACCATGGCTTCAGAGAGCGCATGTTACAGTAAGGACAAATTCTCGTATAAGCCTTCGCTTGGGATAGGCCTTTACTTTCCCACCCACAGGAATCACAACGGACATGTTCACGCTTCATAACGAATCACCCTCATTGTTCCACAATAGATATGTTTTTTGGTTTTTTTACACCATCGTTTATGGCTGTTGTATCGGGAAAAGCATTCGTGTCCACAGTTGTTGCATTTTCTTAACTTTTTTAACTGACCATTCAATGCTGACCCTCCACGGGCGCAAAGAAGGTAGCAATCAAACCTTTTTCTTTATCAAGCATGTGTGCGGCCAATCCAGCCTTGCTGGTAGTATAACCCTGTCGTGCATGGTATCGGTCATGTCCTGCAAGTGAAGGCAACTGCACAATCAAACAGCCACCCTTTTCAAGAACCTGTCTGTGATGCAGGTGTCCGTGGAACCATGTGTGATGTTCACATTCTCCCCAAAGTTGGCGTTGTTCGTTGCTCATCAAATCAACGAGATTCTTTGCACCGTCTCCGTGGATAAACCCAATGAGATTGTTTCCATATTGCACATATTGGCGTGTGGAGGGACTAACCATAACTTCACAATCATCAACATTCTCGTAGCAAGCGGAAAGATACATCATAAGTGCAATCGCACTCATACGGTCATGGTTTCCGGGCATGAACACTACTTTGACGGGAGCAACCTGTCTTAGCAAATCAATGTGTTCTCGTGCCAGTTGACAACCGGTCATAAGGATTTCGGCAGGGCTACCACACATGTCTTGCGGTGTGCCTTTGGTTGTGGTTCCAGCGTCGGTATCAACATGAAACCAATCGCTTCCGGTTGCTAAAATAATCTCTTCGGGTCGTGAAGGAAGGCGGCAAAGCAACTCTTCTGTTTTTTCCATCAATCGTTTTTTTGCTTCTTCAAAGTGGTATGTTTCGCCAACTTCGTCAACCCACCCATATTTGCCCCAATGAAAGTCTGTTGGGCTAATAACAAGGGAATAGTCCGTTCCATCTTCAACCATACTTACTTTTGGCGTTGTTTTTGGTGCATCGCTAACAAGTTGTTTAAACTCGTTAAGGACATAACTGTTAAACATGTCATACTTTTCTGCCGAATCTTCAATTTCTTTCCACTTTCGTCGTTCAAACTTCTCGTGTAGTAAATGCTTTTTCTTTAACACTAAATCTTCAACCAGTTGTTCAACATCGGTAGTTGCGATTTCTTCATCGGTGTAGGGCGACATGTCGTGAGTCCAACCGTGGCGTCGTCGGTATTCGTCAAACCACGCACGAGGAATACCAAAGTCGCGTGTGACTTCATTCATAGAAGCGGCTTTTCCAACCATGTTTGAGTATGCTTCTTTCATGGCTCGGTGCTTATCACCGCCAACAGAAACCATTTGGTCTGCGATTGAAAGGTATGTGTAGTAAGTGTCGTTGATACTGTCATAGTGGTATGACTTATTGACATCAGCGAATTCCTGTTTTATTTCGTTTGAAACGGGTTTTTCATTTCTTTTCCACCGGTAAATTGACATCTCCCAACCCTTTACCGATTTTGTGGAGTCAAGTTTATGCAAACGGCGAGCATTCTCAATGTTGCTCAAGGTGTTGTCGTATTGTTGAGAAATAAGGTCATATCCATATTCCGGTTGCGCTCTCATATCTAAACGCACTACTGGACCCTTTATGAAGGTTTATCTTTCTGTTAATTCAAAACCAACAAAAAAAATAAAACGATAGACTGCAAGCATATTTCTTAATTGTTTTATTGTTTCATAGGTATGTATAGGGCCAGTGCTTATTGTTGTTACAACTTCTTCTTACCCATCTATGAAACAAAAAAAGAATTAGCAAAAAAGCACCACATCTCTGCATTTATTCTTTTTGTGAAAAAATAATCAACAAAAACAAAAAATTCGCTACATTGATAAAACACGCAACATGTCCTCTTGAACATGGGTTTCTTTGATAGGTTCCGTCGGACCGCCGTGGCGCAGGAAATACCGGTGCAGCGAGTTGGTTCAAATGTTTCCCTCAGCGTAGCCGCCGGTCTCCCTAATATCTTTGAAGATACTGAAAAATTCCAAAACGATACCAATTTCAAAAATAAGTTTGACCTTTACGATAATATGGTCAAATTTGACCCGGAATTGAACGGTGGTGTTCGCAGTGTTTCTCTTACGGCAAACAACTACCGAATTGACTACACAAAGGCAAAAAACTCTGCAATCCGTAATGCTATTTCGGAAATGGTTGAAAGTGTGGACTTTGACGATTTTCTCATCAATTCACTTCGTAACCTACAAGTGTATGGTAATGACATCAACAAGTTGGTTGGAAGAACCGGAGTCGGCATAACAGCAATCCAAAGCCTTCCTATCCGACAAATCACAATCGTTGACAATCGTGGAGCCAATGGTCTGCCATTTACGGCAGACGAAAACAGCCCTATTATGAGCAACGACTTTTACATTCTCCGTGAACAGGGAATTGACCAAATGGTTTTCCCCCGAAGTGAAATTGTTCACTTGCGAACAGAGTATAAGTCAAACTGGTTTGAGGATAGCAAACTACGACAGTCGTATGGTGTGTGGGGTCAATCTCGCTTTTCGTCGCTTGAGCAGGTTATCCGTGTAAAATACAACAGTATGAACAACCGTATCGCCCTTGAGGATAGCATGACCAAGCAATTTATCACTATTGACAAAACAGCCATTGAACATATTGCTGACCCCGACGAACAAGCAGAGCGTTTAGGAATCATTATGGATGAAGTCGTAAAATTGTTTGAAGGCTTGCGTGGAGACCAAATGCCAATTCTGCCATCCTATGTCGCTTTGCACCATGTTGACCTCAACAACACCATCCCCGACAACAGTGGCTTCCTTGACATGGTAGGGGCCAATGTAGCAGCCGTTTTGCATGTTCCTCGTGTAGCAGCAGGTCAAGAACGAGGTTCAACCTTTGCTGCCACCTACAACGCAAACATGTGGGCAAACACCGCCATAAGCCGCCTACAATCAATTGTTAAGCAGGGTGTTATGGAATTGTTTTCAAAACAACTTGAGTTGAAGGGTATCAACCATCAAATGAAAGACTTACCGGACTTTGACTTTGAACCAATCGCTGAGGAATCACCAATGGATTCTATGAAGCGTGCTGTTATGGGCTATCAAGCAGGAATCCTAACACTTAATGAGTCACTTGACATAGTGGGTATGCAACCCGCAGGTGCTGGTGAATCCCGAATTGAAAAATCTTCAAAACCAACAATGGGTGAGTTGCCCCGAACAAATGAACAAGGTGATTGAAAATGGCAAAAAACAACAAAGACAGTGTTAATGACCGAATGATTAAATACACGGCCCTTCCCGCAGTTTATCTGTGGCTTGCGGCCTCCGGTGCGGTAGTCGCCATGGGAATACTCAAGCCCGAAGTTGTTCTTGAAAACATTGAAGGGTTTATCGCCCTTATCGCAATCATCGGAGGAACGGCACAGCCAGCCTTCGCAACCATGCTTGAGTTGTGGAAGGCCGAGCAACAGACCGAAACGGAGTTGCATCCGTCGGTCATTGAGTCCCAAACTCGTGTAATGGAAAAGCGAGCCGAGTTGGAACGACAGATGGCTCTCAAAGCCCAAGAACACAAGCATACTATGGATGCCGAAGAACGCCGAGCAAAAATTGACTTGGTTCGTGAGGGTAAGGCCGTATGGAAGAAAAAGGACAAAGAGGATTGACGGTAAAAAATCTTCGTTTTTTAACTGACGGGTGGCCGCATGAGTTTGCCACAGCCCAAGAAAAGGGCTATCCCAAGGTTTTTGACCTCATGTCTTATTGGATATTACACTACGATGGCATTCCTATTGGCTACACTGGCAGTCTTGATATGGGCCACTTTATCTTTGTTGGAAACACCTTTATCCTCCCACAGTATAGGCAACATGGTTGGCATTCCTACCTTTTATCCGTAAGAAATGCTAAACTTGGACTTAGGCCTAAAATAACAGTCCTAAATCCGATTGACGGAACACACATGGCTAACCTTGTAAAAGTAGTCCAAAAGTTAGGTTATGCTCCAATAAGGTCATATAAAGATGTGCAGGATGTCATGTCACAAAACCTTTATGACGAGGTTCGCAACGAAAATCAACAATTGTGGCGAATGAATTAAAAGTCAAGTGATATGTCCGTGACTTATGCCCGATGTCCGTGACGGTGAATCCCGTGACGATTACATGGATAGGTGCATGGGTGACAACAAAATGAACGATGAGTTTGGAAACCCTAAACAACGAGCCGCCGTGTGCAACTCGTATTACGATGACAAAAAAGGTCAAAATGCAGAAGCAGCCGAATACCAAGGCAAAAAGGTCACGCTCAACAAACCATTCCGAACACAAGGCGGAAAAAAGAAGTTTGCTGTTTATGTTCAAAACTCAAGCGGTCGTGTAGTTATTGTTCGCTTTGGCGACCCTAACATGGAAATCAAACGAGACGACCCTAAGCGACGAAAGGCTTTCCGTGACCGCCATAACTGCGATACGGCAACTGATAAAACAACTCCCCGATACTGGTCATGCCGTCAATGGCGTGGCGGTAAAAAGGTTGAAGCAAGTGAAGATGAATACTTGCTTTACGACGAATGGATGCAAAACGAAGGTGAGATTATGAAAGAATATGAACAAATTATTGAAGGCGAAGAAGTTATTGAGGCAAAAGAAGGTGGGTGTGAATGTGGATGCACAGAAGCCGTTGAAGCCAAGATGATTCGCCGTGATGTGTTTGATAATCCCGCAGAAGCCATGAACCGAGCAAAGGAAATGGGTCTTGATGGAATCCATTCCCATGATGAAGACGGAAAAACTGTCTTTATGCCCGGTAAAACCCATGAAGAATACATGAGCAAAAACAGCGGTCGTGATGTTGAACCCAAGATGGTTAGCGACAAAGAGGCTGGCTAC